CGACGGCCAGGCCGATGACGACGACAGCGACTACGACGACGCCCTTGGCATGGGCGTGAAACGCTTCCTCAAGGGGAAAGGGGAGAAGAATCCGACCCTCAAGCTGTTTGCCGGCAAGAAGAAGAAGAACCACGCGGTCAACCCTCCAAGTGTCACCGTTGTGGCTCCCCCCACCCTGTCGATGCCCCCCCCCGCGCCGGTGCCCATTGCGAGCGTCACCGATGGTGGCCCCCGCTATGTTCAACAGTTCGACGAGTTGTTCGCCGAGTTCCCCGATGGGGATCTCCACGTCACCTCCAACGTCGAGCCCGGCGAGGCCTTTTGCGCGCGACTCCACAGGACATTTGGTACGTCTCTCCAGTATGACCCTTCCACGACCGTGAGGGTCCTGCGCAACGTCAATCGCATCCTTGCGGCCGCGATCAGGGACCACCACTTGGGCGTCGCCGGATCCCCGGGGCGCTCCGCGGTGTTCTCTCCCGGTCGCCTCGCCGAGGCCGAGCACCTCTGGGACGACGTCACCGAGGTCCTGAGGGACTATTCCGGTGAGGAGGGCCGTGGCCTCTCCCAGCACGTCGTTTCCACAATCGACGCGAAACCCTCCAACACCTCGGTGGTTTTCGCGCACCCGCCACCCTCGCCGGCTCCCCCGGCTTCCCCGCCCCCCCTCTCGCCCCCGACCCCGGAGGGCGATTCGGTGGGGCCTCTTATTGCTCCCGCGTCCGCCACTTCGGCGGTCGTGGCCAATCCCCATGCGGACGCATCGGGGGAGTCCCTGGGCGCTTTGCGCCCGGCCGCCAATCATGTGGGCGGTGGTGCCTCCCACGCGGCAGCCCTGGCCATCGTTCCGGCTCCCTTTCACCAGGCTTACCTGGCGGGCAGTCTCGACGATCGTTGGGAGATGTTGAAAATCTCTGCAGACGTGGACCCGAAATGGATGGCCATCCTCGGGAAGATCCCCGTCGAGGACCGCATTCCGGCCCTCCTTGAGCTTGCCGAGCCGCGCGGCCGTTGTCAAGCCCGAGACCCACAAGTCGAAAGCGGCTGCCAGCCGCGCCGACACCATCGCCAAGCTCACTGTTGAGCGAGACGCACTCCTCAAGGTCGTGCGCCTCCGTGAGGTCGTCTTTTTGAATGACGACGAGCGCGAGACCTTCCCTGAGGTCACGTGGCCGGAGCAGCTCCTCCGCAAGGAGATTCGCAAGCTGAACCGCGTCAAGGGCGCCATCAAGTCGCGCCAAATCGAGCTCGAGGCCCAACGAGCCGCCGCCGCGGCGAGCCAGGCCAAGATCAACGAGTTGACGAGCAAAGTCGCCGCCATGGGCGAGCTCTTGGAACCCGAGGATCAGGATTTTTGAGAACGGCCGCGCGATGGCTCGCGGCGTTGTCAAAGAATCTTGTCCATCCCAAGGCGTTCCTGGTGCGGCCCCCCAGGGCCTCACCCCCCCCCTTCTGCTCCGTTGAGTGCCCGCGCCTCGTCCACCGTGGCGTGTGTCCGCACCCTCCGGTTATCAAGAAGGATGATCGTTCGACCCCTGCCTTCGAGGCCGCCTGCGCGTTGTACCCACCATTGAAGGTGTACTGCAACCCCAGTCGTGGCCCGGGGCTTGAGCGGAAAACGCTCTTCAACTTCTACAACTTTCAGTCGCACAGCACGGCGGCGGCGCGCTCCCTCTACGCGGGAGCCGCCGCTGAGGAGTTTTCCCGGTACCCAAGAGTGCCGCTTCCTCCGTGGTTGAGTACTTTCGAGGACGCCATTAGCGCCCGATCGTTCCTCAATGCGGCTTCGAAAGTGCGTGCGACGGCTTCGCCTGGGTACCCCGCGTGCCTCGACTTTGCCGTCAAAGGTGATTTGCTGGAAGAAGCCCTCCCGGACCTTTTTCAGTGCTTCATCGTTCGTATGCACCTCCTGCGCGCCGCTGGCGCTTCGCTCCCGCAGACTGGCCTCACCACCTCCGAGATTGTGTCGACCTTCCTAAACGACCCGTATCAGGTTCTCCTGAAAAATGAGGTTCGGAAAGTCAACAAGGACACTCGCCTGGTTCTCCAGGCTAGCCTCCTCAACGAGATCATCCTCACCGTGTTGTGGGACGCCATTCTGAAATTCGACAAACAGCACAAGTTCGAGTATGGTTTCGCGGCTGGAATGAGTTTCAGCCCCGAAGACTCGGACCTGCTCTTCCGTGCCCAACCCGGTGACCAGTTCACCTCTGACACGGTCAAGTACGACTCCTCCATTGAGGACCACGAGGAGCGAATCAACACCAGAGAGCGGGCGAAGCGGTACGATCCCCCCCTTCCCCCCGATTTGCTCCGCTGTGCCGAGATGATGGCCTTCTGTTCCATGAGGAAAGAGATGGTCATCGGCACGGGCGACGTGTACTCGCAGACGGAACCGGGCGTTGGCCCGACCGGCGAGAAACTCACCAACAAGCGCAATTCGGAGGACCGCAACGTGCGGTCGAGGCTTGTGTGCACCTTCGCTGGTGTCCGCAACCCCGGTTCCACTTCCAATGGTGACGATTGTGTCGAGAACAACGACGGCATGGACTTGTCCCCGTTCTATGACGGTTTTGGGTATCGCATCCGCGATCCTGTGCTGTCCCACGGGGAGTCACTTGACTTTTGC